CTTTTCCTCTAAGCATTGGGCGTATCATTTAGGTATTAAACCAGATGTATTCCGTTCACGAGGCATCAAATATCAGGTTCTGGATAAACTTGCAATTGGAATTGAGATTTGCAGTTGGGGGCCATTAGATAAGGTAGGCGACAAATTTTACAACTATGTGGATCGCGAAGTGTCAGCCGACCAGGTAACTAAACTTGATAAACCTTATAAAGGTCATCTTTACTATCATGCATACACTGATGCTCAGATTGAATCTGTTAGGCAGTTGTTAGTGTATTGGAATCGCATACACGGAATTCCGCTGCAGTACAATGAAGATATTTGGGTAGTGTCGGATCGAGCATTAAAAGGCGAGGCAGGAGTATTCACCCACAATTCATACAGAAAAGATAAAACAGATATTCATCCTTGTCCAAGAATGATTAACATGTTAAAAACATTGTGATGGAGACAGTTAAATTGAAAACAACAGCATTAATGGTTCTGATTTCGGTATCTAGTACACTCGCTTTTGTTGCTAGTTACTTTTTTAACATGACAATGAACCATGCCGAGCAGTATTTATCCATGATCTGCGTTGTGTTGTTAGATGGTTTGTTTGGAGTCATTGCCGGTTGCAAACGAGAAGGATTCAAAACCTACAAAGCACTTAAAGTGATTCGTACAGCCGTAGTTTGGATCTTGTTCTTAACGGTGTTGCTGGTAGTGGAAGCTGGATTTAAAGGCACTGCCTGGTTGAGTGAAACTATATTGGTACCATTCATCGTGTTCCAGATATTAAGTGCACTTAAAAATGCATCCATGGCAGGATTTATTCAGGCCGAGCTTCTGAATACCATTCTGGATAAAATTGATAAACATAAAGGCGAACGAGACAATACGGTTTGATTGTAATTGTATTTTGCATATATTAGTTATATGAATTACAAGCACATCGCCTTAGCATTCTTTTTGTTTTTAATTGGTCAGATACTAGTATGGATACAAGTGAATGGGCCGTTAATATGGCCTTGGGCTAAAACATGGAAATGGGCATTAATAATATTAGGTGTGCCAATTACCTGGTTGTTCATGGAAGCTACCTCAGCAATCGTAACCGGATTTGGAGGATTATTTTGGCCAGGTCGATTCATTTCATTCTGTGCCGGCATATTCATATTCACACTAATGACTTACATGTTTCGAGATGAAGCCATCAACATGAAAACTGCAGTATCATTGGTATTGGCATTTGTATTGATAATTGTGCAGCTCTTTTGGAAATAATCATATTTATTAGTATATGCTACGCGAATACGAAACACAGAGCACACTGAATCCAAAACTTTGGCATGGAGATCGACTTCGGCCGAAGCTGCGCGCTGGGTTTCTGAAAATAGCAAAAGAGTTTTACAACTTCCTGGAAACGGATGCTACTATTCTGGACATAATCATCATAGGAAGTAGTGCAAACTATAATTGGACGGAGCACAGTGACATTGATTTGCATGTAGTTATCAATTACCTGCAGGTTGGAGATAATTTGCATTTGGTTAACAATTACATGCATGCAAAGAAAAGCATATGGAACAACAATTATCCGTTAACATACAAAGGAATGAACATTGAATTGTATGCACAGGATTCTAATCAGGAAATGCATTCAACGGTTGGTTCATATTCACTGCTGCATGATAAATGGATCCGAAAGCCAAGCGCTGATGTCATTTCAGTGGATGATGCTGCAATACAACAAAAGGCGGAACCATATGCATATGAAATTGATTCGCTAAAACAAACCGATCCACACATAGATCAACGCATACAAAACATAAAACAACGATTACGTCATTTGCGACAAACCGGATTAGAAGCAGAAGGCGAATATTCTATAGAAAACATGGCATACAAGTACCTACGTAATAAAGGCTATTTAGAACGTTTAAAACGTTTAGAACAAAAGGTTACAATGGGTCGTCTTGCCGTAGAACATGTTGTAAATGAACTAGAATCCGGTAAAACTGCCGGCAAAGCTCGCGAGTTAACAAACAAAGCAAAGCAACATGCTCAAAAGATTATGGCTGCAGTGAAAACTGAATCTGCGGAAACCAAACAAGCAATGGCTATGCTGTTGCAGTATCTGAACGGCGAGAAGCTAAGTGATGTAGAATGGAAATGGATACGCGGACAAATGGGTGATGTTGTTAAGCTGTTGGGACTAACCACAATGGCTATTGCCCCAGGTGGCACTTTGGTTGCAATACTAGCAAAGGCTTTGAAGGCTGACAAGTATCTATTACCATCTGCATTCAAAACACAGAAAGATGTCACTGAATCTTTGATGATGCATGTAAACGGCACACGTAAACTAGATACTGCCGGATGGGAACGGATAATGCAAGCCACCGGTGGAATACATGATGCTGCCGGTCAATGGAAACATCCGGGTAAATGCACCATGATACCCAGCAATCAGATCACCATGCAACGAGTTAAATATCCGGTATTAGGCATCGATGACACAGGTCATGCTGAATACATGCAACCGGGTCAATCATACACATATCCAGGAACTCAGGTGTTTGAAATTCCACAAACGGCTCAGTGGCAAACCATGATTCTGCAACTGCGTAACGCAATACAAAATGGAGGTAAATATGCAAAATAAACCTGTAGGACTAGGCACCGACATCAAAAAAATAACCAAAGCAACCGGATTAGATCAAATTGCAAAGCGCATTGCTGAGATTCTGGATGAAGACTGTGGTTGCGATGAACGAGAAGCTTGGTTGAATGAAAAAACAAAGAATTGGCCAATATACAAAAAGAGGAACATGAACAATGGCAATAATAAATAAAACCGGTATATCGGATGGTAGTACCATTCAAGCAGAACATGTAACTCGTGCTATCGATGCATTAAGCGGTGTTGGTACAGATACCATTGTAGCGACTGGATCTTTTTCTGGATCGTTAATCGGAGCATTAACAGGCACGGCATCTTTTGCTACATCAGCATCCAGAGCAGTATCTAGTTCATTTGCAACTACTGCTAGTTTTGCATTGAATGCTGGTGCTGGTGCCATTAATGAATTTTCGTTACAATTCACACACGGCACATGGATAACAGCATCCACAACACCATATTATTACGGCAACTATGGATCAACTCAACCTTCTATCAGTATTACCAGAATCGGAGTAGCAGCACCAAAAGCTGGCACATTGGTAACGGCTAGTATTGCTGCATTCAACGAAAATCCAGGCGGCAGTACCAAGCTTAGTTTTTGGGCGGTAAAAGACGGGCAAGGCACTCCGGTAAGTAAATCGATATCTTCTGGAGTGGTGGATACGGATTCTTATTTTACAAGTGATACATATGTTTTGAATCCAGCAGATCTGTCACCGTTTACTGTAGCATTTGGAGATATGTTGTCAATCAAGATACAGTCTGCCGGCACAGTAAACGGGTTGGATGCAAATACTACGGTTACGCTAATTTTTAGGGTTTAATATTCATCAATCAATATTTATATAAAAAAAAGGAAACATTATGAAACTTACACAAGAACAAGTATTAGGAATCGTTCGTCACGTATTAACATTTGCCGGCGGTTTAGTAGTAGCAAAAGGTGTTGCTGATGAAGCAACAGTAGCCACCATCATCGGTAGCGTTGTAACATTGGTTGGTGCAGTTTGGTCTGTTGTCGCTAAGGCATAACATGAAAATGCGAATCACTGAATGTGGTTGTGGTTGTGGCGGTGCTGCTGGAGGTTGTCAAAAACCAGAAGGCAGCATGGCCAAACACGATGCAATGGAATGTGCAGAAGATGCCCAGGCAATTGCTGACATGATATCAGACACTGATAATCTTCCGGAATGGTTGGAAGCTAAAATAACATTGGCAGCTGATTACATGAATCGCGTTAAAGACTATCTCACCCATCACATGAACAAACAGGGCACTATGCCTGGCTTCGGTGGTGATGTTATGAAACCACAATTTGTTCCTGTGGGCTTCGGACAACATCTTCGTGGCATCATGAAAGAACGAATCGTGAAGCAAGGCGATGTGTATGCAGTTAAAACTTCAGCTGGTGATCGTACCTTAGGCACACATCCTTCGAAGGCCGCTGCACTAAAGCAACTTGCTGCGATTGAAATTTCCAAGCATAAAGAAAAAGCTCGCAAGAAAAAAAGAAAATAATGGAAAAACTTAAACATCTATTAATTGAAGCTAAAACAGGGTGTCCTATTGCAACACAGGATATTCATGTCAATCTTAAAAATAGACAACATGCAATAGATGAATATTTCTACGGTCCAGCGAATCCAGATAAACCAGGCGCATATTGGAAAAATGCTGCTAAACGATGGAAGATAGATGAAGCTACAGCAAAAACAATGAAATGTGCTAATTGTGCAGCCTTTGATGTTTCGGATAAAATGTGGAAATGTATGGCTAAGGGAATCGAAGGAAACGAAAAAAATATCGATGCAATGGCTACTATTGAAAAAGCTGATTTAGGATATTGCAACTTTTTACACTTTAAATGTGCAGGTACCCGGAGTTGCACTGCATGGGTAACAGGTGGCGCTCTAGATGATAAGGATTTAACAAAATGATAAATTTAAAACAAATATTATCTGAAGGAGATGTTGTTGATCCAAAACAATTGGCAAAACCATTTTTTCGAGAATTTTCAAAGCAAATGAAAACAACTGCTAAATTTTCATATCTAGGATTAAAGAATAAAGAACATATATTTTGTGCACCTATTGAAGATTTAGGTACATTAAAATTAATATTTTCCAAAGCAGAATTTATTGCTAAAGTATCTGATAAATATGCATACTTTGGAATTGTATATTTATTAAACGGATTAGAACAATTTGATGCATCAGTTTGTTTGATAACGAAAAATAAAAATTCATATGAAACTAAATTGTTTGATGATTCTGATTCAGATTTTAACAATTCAAAAACTAATTTTGCAACTATTATAAAAAACATGATGTAATGTTAAGTTATAACATATCAAAACCCAATTATTCTGATATTCAAATTTCTAAACCACTTCCAGACAACGTTGCTGAACATATATTATTGAATTATACGTGTCATGTAGATCATGAGGGATTTGATTTAAACGAAATCGAACAAGCATATTACAAGCACAATGACATTGTATTTGAACATGATACCACGTGGTACAAAGATGGCGATGCAGTCAAAGGCGCCCATGCGATTATTCAGCCATGGATAACTCAAAATGAATCATCTGAATTAATTTTAGATCATAGCCAATTTGTTTTTAGATATCCATTATCGGGTGAAGCAGCTGAACAAGTAAAACTTTATTCAAAACGAAGGCCTGAATTGTTACGCATACTCAGTACTAGTTTTAAATGTGGTTTAGATTTATGTATCGATTATTTAACGGAGGATCGAATACAGCCTATAGTTCACATCGAATGGGACTATGCAACCATACAAGATCTTCTTATTGATGCCGATTATGTAGAAACAGTGTTGCAATACACGGACTGGAATGAAATTATATCGGTTGTCAAAAGATTCAATCGATTATCAAAACACTCATTAGATGCATTTCAACAAGCTGATTTTAGATCCATGTTGCTATTTGGAAAAAAATCATATAGATTGATTCCTACATTGTGATATTTATTTTAAAAGTAGATTATGATACACCTACGATCCTTGTTAACAGAAGCAGTTTCGGATGATCCGGATTTCGTTGCCTACATCAAAGAACAAGAAGGCTCCAAAAAAGATAAACGAGGATACCATGTAGCATATCAAGATTCGGTTGGTAAATGGACTATAGGATATGGTCATGCATCTAACAGTGTTAAACCTGGCATGAAATGGACAGAAGCGAAAGCCGAAGAGCAATTAAAGCGAGACATAAACAAAGCAGAATCAATCGCAAAATCATATGTAGCAGAAAAATTTCCTGGTAAAACTTTAGGTAGCACTCAGTTAAAGATGTTAACTGACTTTGCATTCAATTTAGGCGGGCTCAGAAAGTTTCCAAAATTCACAGCCGCTGTAGTATACAAGAATTGGTCAGAAGCTGCAAAAAACTATAAAAGATTTGCCGGCGGCATGGAATTGACAAAAAGAAATCGAGACTTTTATAACAAATTCTTAAGTCCGTTACTAGCAAAATCCAGCGCTGTGAAAAAATCAACTGCTGGTGCTACCAATCCAACCACCGCACCTAAACCAAGCAGAATTGCAACAGCCATCAAACAACATGTATGGGTAGTGCAATCGGGTGATACCTTATCCGGCATAGTAGACAAACTAATCAAAGGTGGTTATCGATATCCAGTAAGCGTAGCTTCAATTAAAAAATTGAATGCATTGCCTGGTGTTTCCATACAAGTAGGCCAAAAACTAAAATTAAAGTAACTTTGAATTCTGGTGCAAATTACATATAATAATAGTATGAATGCCGAAGCAAGTAACTATATAGAACAATTGTTTTGCCGATCAATCAACGTGATGAAAACGGATGAATGGAGTTGGCCAGATCATTGGGATACTGACCGCAAGACTCGATTCTTAAATGATTCATTGAATTTTGCATCACAGCATGAATTCTGGGAACAGGCTGCTATCATACGAGACGTGCAAAAAACACTAAATACAAACACAGATGGCGAAGTATCGAGTAGTGTTGAACAATGATGATGTGAATACATTTGATCATGTTATTGATTCACTGATCGATGTTTGTGGTCATAACTACTATCAAGCTCTGCAGTGTGCTACTATTGTGCATAACAACAAACAATGTGCAGTGTTTCATGGAAATTTAGATTCATGTGAAACGGTTTGTGAACTGCTGCTCAAAGAAGATTTAGATGCAGTTATAGAAAAGATAAAGCGTAAAAAATGATCAAGTGGTTGCGAAAAATCAGAATCGGTATGTTGCATGCCGCATATCACCGAAACATGAAACGAGCTGAACAAGCCCGTCAAAAAACAGACATAGTTGCATTTAAGAAGTATGTGTACCGAGCTGAGGATGCTTGGAAAAAAATGGTTATATTAATAGAAACAAATAAGTAATATGGGAAAAAAGTCAGCATACTCAGGCGAGTCAGCAAAAGACAGATCAATCAATCTGATGGATAAATTCATATCCAGATCAGCATCAAAAGAACGACAACTACCGAAACTTCCAGGTCGCAGAAAAGATCCAAACATTCCGGTTAATCTGTGGCCATTGGCAGATCAAATAGAATATTGGGCTTCTAGAACTGAAGCAGAACGGTTTGACGAACAGTATTCAGTTTATTCGGTATGGTATGATGAAGTCAAACAAATCAGTGGAGTGTATCATCGAACGTTCGTAGACTTTACTAGCAAATTGAAACCAGAAATGCGCGCTATGTGGGAAGCAAAGATGTTACCAAAACATGCATTGATGGAACTCAGAAAAAAAGGTGTGTACTAATGTCATCTAAGCCGTATAAATATGTGTATGGCAGAGGCCGGTCATCATTTGATATTCCGGAGTCTGATATTCGATATGCTATGGCAAACACAAAATCAAATGCCGAAGCTGCCCGTTTCATGAAAGTATCATTTGATACATGGAAGAAATATGCAAAGATGTATGTGGAT